GGGTATAGCACAGGAACCTCTGGTGGAAATTCTGTGTTTGGATCTATCACTTCTACTGGTGGTGGCGGTGGATCTGGCGGAACTTTTAATGGTGCTGGTGGTGGATCTGGTGGCGGAAGTGGCTATCAATCAAATGGTGGATCTGGCACAACCAATCAAGGGTACGCTGGCGGCACTATATCTTCTACTGGCGGAGCGCCATATCCTGCTAGTGGTGGCGGTGGTGCTGGTGGCGCTGGTGGGGCAGGAAGCGGTTCAACAGGTGGAACAGGTGGTTCTGGTGTAACTTCTTCTATTAACGGCACAGCAACCGGAAGAGCAGGTGGTGGCGGTGGAGGCTCATCATTTAATTCAACTGGTACTGGTGGAACCGCAACTGCGGGCGGTGCTGCTGGATCAAGTACAACTACTGCAAATAACGGAACGGCAAATACAGGTGGGGGCGGCGGCGGAGTATCTGCTTCTTCTAGTAGTGGTGGAACAGGTGGAACTGGTGGTTCTGGCATTGTTATTATTCGCTACCTTGGATCACAACAAGGAACTGGTGGCACAGTAACTTCTAGCGGTGGCTACACAATTCACACATTTACTAGCAGCGGTACATTTACAGCATAAGGCACATTATGGCAATTGCACTTCAATTAAGACGAGGAACGACTGTTCAGCATTCGTCATTTGCTGGCGCTCTTGGCGAAGTGACTGTTGACACTACAAAAGACACAGCCGTTGTCCATGATGGATCGACTGCCGGTGGATTTCCCCTTGCCAAAGAGAATGGATCGACACTTACCAATGTCACGATCAGCAGCGGCGCTATTACTGGAATTACAGACCTGGCCGTGGCAGACGGTGGCACGGGCGCAAGTACGGCTGCAGGCGCAAGGGTAAACCTGCTACCATCTTTAACCAGCAATGGAAACAAAGCGCTGTTTGTAAACTCTGGCGCAACAGACATTGAGTACCGCACCATTGTTGGCGTGACCGATGGTGACAAAGGTGACATTGTTGTGTCATCTACTGGCGCTACCTGGACGATTGACAATTCTTCTGTGACACCGGCCAAGTTAGCAAATCCCATGACTACAGGATCAATTGTGTCTGCGGTCAGCGGCACATACATTGATTTTACAGACCTGCCATCTTGGGTCAGACGATTGACCGTAATGTTTTTTGGTGTGAGTACCAATGGCAGCAACAATTACATTGTCCAATTGGGTACGGCCACGGGGTTTGAGACCAGCGCATATGTGGCTAGTACCAGCAGCCTGGGCGCGTCATCGATGTCAAGCAGCACATCGACTACTGGGTTTGTCATATCTAACGGCAATCCGTCTTATACACTTGGCGGATCAATGGTGTTGACATTGATGGATGATGACCGTTGGGTGGCTAATGGAATGTTTGCGTTTCCTAATGGCACAATTAGCGCTGCCGGACATAAACAAATTGCAGATACTTTGACTAAAATTAGAATCACAACATTGGTTGGCACTAATACTTTTGATGCCGGTTATGTCAACATTCTTTACGAGTAGAAGATGAAATCAGACTTTGAACTTATGGAGCAAAAACTGATCTCGCATGAGCAAGTCTGTGCTGAGAGATACAAGGGCATCGAGCAGCAATTTCGTGCCAGCAATGCCAGGCTAAAGCGCATTGAGGTTGGCCTGGTTGGCGCTGCCGTTGCATTGATTGGGGCTATGGGCTGGGCAATCAATTTATTGATTGGATTAGTAGCGAAATTATGAAACTCCTGGCAGCCATCTTTTTAGCCGTAGGAATTTGGCTGCAAAAGATAGGCTACCGAATCAGCCCCAGGGTTAATAAAAAATCAACAGGGGGGCGCGATGCTGCCAGACCCAGGTAATCCAGCCGATGTAGCGCGGCAAGCGCTAGGTGGCATTAAAGAAGCCATCAAGGTTGGCCGTGAAATCAAAGAGACCGGCAAAGAGGTCAATAACTTTTTAGACGAAGAGGCCCGCGCTCGTGTGGCCTGGAAGAAAAAGCAATTGCAATTGCAGCGCCGGGGTGACCTGGTATTTGTTGACGCTGCTGCTGAATACCGCGAAGTCAGAAAGATCCGTGCTGCCGAAGAGGGTATGTACGATGACATGGAACGGGAGTTTGGCAAGCAGGCGGTGACAGAGGTTAAAGCATTGGTCACCCAGATGCGGAAAGAGCGCAAGATACTTGATCACGAATTTCAAAAATTGCGTGCCGAAGAACGCCTGACCTGGCTGCTGATCTTTGCATTTGCTGCGGTTATTTATGGAATCTTAAAAGCAACGGGGGCGTGGTGATGGAACGGATGACTACCGAAGAAATCGAAGTGCGCGTGTGGGCATGGATTGTGATGACACTTGCCGGAATTCTTTTGCTGTCTGTGTGTGCAATTCTTGGGGCTGTAATTTTCGTTGAGCAAGACATGGAAAAAATTGCTCCAATTGATGAGGCATTTTTAGCAATTATGAAAGACATAATGCTGCTATGCATTGGTGCTATTGGCGGGATTGTTGGACGCAAGGGCGCTTATGCTGCAGCAAATTTAACAAGGAAGGATGAGGTGAAAGCATGATCCCATTGGCCGCAATTATGAGTATTGGAGAAAAGGTTCTGGACAAGGTATTGCCAGATCCAGAGGCACGGGCTAAAGCCCAGGCGGAATTGATCAAGGTTCAGCAAGAGGGCCGCTTGGCGGAACTTCAGGCCGACAACATCGAGGCCCAGGAGTTGACCAAGCGCTTGGAAGCCGACATGAAATCGGATTCCTGGCTGTCCAAGAATATCCGGCCTATGACCCTGGTATTTATTTTGACGGTCTATACCGTATTTGCTGCCATGTCCGCCTGGGACATTGAAGTAAACAATAACTATGTGGAATTGCTGGGCCAATGGGGCATGCTGATCATGTCTTTTTATTTTGGTGGCCGAACGCTAGAAAAGATCATCGACATGAAGGGAAAGAAAGATGCAGTTAAGTCCTAATTTTTCCCTGACCGAAATGGTCAAGTCTGAGACAGCCCTGCGCCACGGCCTAGAAAACACGCCAGGCGAGGCCGAAATTGCTGCCATGCGCCTACTGTGCGAAAAGGTGCTGCAGCCCGTCCGTGACCACTATGGCACGGGCGTGAAGGTCAATAGCGGGTTCCGTCACCCGGATGTCAATGCAGCCGTGGGCGGATCTAAGACCAGCGATCATTGCAAGGGCCAGGCTGCCGACATTGAGATTCCAGGCGTGGCTAATGCTGACCTGGCCGTGTGGATCATGGAGAACCTGGACTACACCCAATTGATCCTAGAGTTTTACACACCAGGCATCTTAGATTCTGGCTGGGTACATGTATCGTACAACCCGGCTGACCTTAAAAAACAAAACCTGACCGCGACTAAAAAGGACGGAAAGACCGTTTACCTGCCTGGCCTGGTTGCCTAGTTTCCTTTGTTGTCTCCTCGCCCTATTCCTTTGGGCCTTTGCCCCGGCCTTAGTGCCGGGGATTTTTTTACCCAGATTATTTTGTATTAGGGAAAGTACCTAGAAAATAGTTGACACAGATTTTATGGTGGGACTACAATGACACCTGTTGTTTAACTTTTCTAAACTTTGTCGGCAGACCTGGAGGTTTAAATGTTTGTACCAGATTACTACACCACACCCGATGTGCATCCCAATAACGATGCCATTGTCAAATTAGAAGATCAACGGGCAGCGCTATACAAGCAGCGCGATGCACTTGAGGCATTGCCCGGTGACTACACACCAGAACAAGAAGATCAATATGACAATTTGTCAAAGTTGATTGATTCCATTACCCGTGACATTGAAGCACTTATTTAAGGAGAAAGCCATGACAGCAGCAGAATTTCATCAGCAACAGTTAGAGCAGCAACAGCAATTAGAAGAGCAGTTAAAGGTCTATCAGATCAAGCCAGCATACTGCGATTTTATTGCCCGCAAGATTAAGCAGGCGATTAACACGCCAGATAACGACATCATTGCCGGTTGTGGATCTGTCAAGTTTGATCTGGACGAAGATGGCGCTTTACGCAGCACTATGAAAACCCTATTTGTTGCTGACCGCAATGGCAAGCAATACAAAATTACCGTGGAGGAACTATGAGCGAAGATACCAAAGCATTGCTGGGCGCAATCATTGCAGCGCCGTTTGTGTACGGATTTATTTTTCTAATGTGTTTACTGTAGGAGATCAACATGACAAATCACTATAAAGAATTGGCCGCTATCGATGTCAGCAAGTGGGTAGAAAAAAAAGGCCCGCATAAGTTGGACTATTTATCCTGGCCCATTGCTGTAGATTTTTTGATGCAGGCAGATCCTACGGCTACCTGGGAGTTTCACGCACCCGTAGCGTTTGCTGAGACATTGATGGTTTCTTGCACGGTGACAGCATTTGGCAAGCCAATGACTATGCACCTGCCGGTTATGGATCACACCAATAAGGCTGTCAAAAATCCTGACGCATTTATTGTCAATAAAAATATGATGCGCTGCCTGGTCAAGGCGATTGCCTGCCACGGTTTGGGCATCAAAGTTTTTGCGGGTGAGGATCTGCCATCAGAATCAGATGGGCAGCATGAGCAAAAGCCGGTTATGAGCAAGCAAGGCGTGGCCGATAACCTAGCAGCCATTGACAGCGCAGCCGACATGGAATCAGCCAAAAAAGCATTTGCGGCTGCCTACCGTTTGGCCCAGGCTGCCGGTGACCAGGATGCAATGGAAGCATTTAAAACAATCTACGAAAACAAAAAACAAGAACTGGGGGCAGCATGAGCGAAAAGACATACACCAGCGAGGCAGGCCATTGGTACACCCGTGCAGGCCAGCCGTGCTACACGGTGACCGGCAAGAATGGCAAAGAGCGCAATACCACGCTGCGCGATGCTAGGACAAAAGACCTTGTACCAAGTGTCACAACCATTATGAAGGTGGCCGCTGCGCCCGGCCTGGAGCGCTGGAAGCAGCAGCAGGTATTGCTGGCCGCGATGACATTGCCCAGAAAAGATGGCGAGACAGAGGACGATTACCTGGATCGGATCATGGAAGATTCACGCGAGACCGGCAAGAAAGCGGCAGAGGAAGGTACGCGAATCCATGCAGCGGTTCAAATGGGGTTTGAAGGAAAGTCATATGGTGACGAATATGCGGCCTATGTTGACGCAGTTGAAAAGGCTGTGGCAAAACATTTTGGAAAGCATGAGTGGATTTGCGAGAAATCTTTTGGTCACCCATTGGGATATGGCGGCAAGTGCGATATGTACGCAGTCAGCATTGAGGGAAATTATGGCGTGATCATTGACATCAAGACCAAAGAGTTTGGGCCGGATGATGATGTCCAGGGATTTGACGAACATATGATGCAGTTGGCTGCCTACCGTATGGGGCTGCTTATGCCCAAAGCCCGATGCGCCAATGTGTTTGTTTCGCGCAATAACCCAGGCGTGGTCAAGATTGTTGAATGGGCTGCAGAGGATCTTGAGAAGGGCTGGAAGATGTTTACCCGGCTGCTTGATTTCTGGCAGATTAAAAATGACCACAGATAAGGAGCGGGCCATGCAGATTGCAATTGATTTTAATGCCACCTACCCACCACACCAGCGGCATTCGGCCACTAGCCGGGCATCTGCAGCAGCGGCAGCGCCAAAGTTTTCTACTCGGACGCATGGGTTGCTGGCTGTGATTGGGCAGTATCCGGCAGGGCTGACAGATGAGGAAGGCCAAGCGCTGATGTCAATAGATGGCAATTCATACAGGCCCATGCGGGTCACCCTGATGCGGCATGGCTACATTGAGGACGCTGGCATGGTACGGAAAACGAAGTCGAACCGCCTGGCTGTTGCCTGGCAAATTACCCAAGCAGGAATCCATAAACTAAAGGAGATTGGATAATGATGATGTCTGGAGTTGTGCGAGTAGGAAATGATGCCCAGGCACGGCACACCCCACAGGGAGATGTCGTGGTGGAGTTAAGCCTGGCGTTCAATTACGGCAAGCGGGAGCAGGATGGCAAGCGCCCGACACAATGGATTAAGGCGGCATTTTGGGGCAGCCGGGCAGAAAAATTGCTGCCCTACATGACCAAGGGATCACAGGTGCATGTTGTTCTAAGTGAGCCGCACATTGAGACCTATGACAAAAAGGATGGCAGCGGCCAGGCTACATCGTTGCGGGCCAAGGTCATGGATGTTGAGTTGATTGGTGGCCGGTCTGAGCAGACACCCCATGAGAAGGCTAAAGCGGACGGATACCAGCCGCAGAAGTCGATCAATAACCTTGATGATGACATTCCGTTCTGATGGCTGCGCGAATTAAGTGCTGGGCATTAAAGAACAGATATGGCAATCTAGTCTGGAAGCCCCAGGTTGAGCCGGGTGAACCGGCCAGAACCTGGTTATTCAGAACCAGGAAGGCGGCCTTGGAAGGTTTGGCCCAGGCCAATACGGCCAGCGGGAATTATTACAAGGACACTTTTCCGGTGCGGATTGTTTTAACGATAAAGGAGGTTTGAAAATGACCTATTTTGTTGAACATATTGTGGCGCAACAGATCTGGATTTTTTTGCTAATAATGTTGACAATGCTTGCTTTAGTGATTTTTAGGGACATCCGAAATGAAAAGAGAAAAACCCGCAGCGCTCCGCGAGGCTATTGAGATGGCGGGCAGCCAGACCAAATTGGCAATGATGCTGGGCATTCACAAATCCAACATCAGCCAATGGGTCAGGCGCAATCATGTGCCGTATGTGCATGCCATTGAAATGCAGCGCCATTTTGGTATTGTTGCCATGAGATTTAATGAGCAGTTAGAATCTTGATCAACGCGCTGTGGAAAGCGCAATGCGGGTCAGATATTCAGTCTCCATTGGGCTGGTCTATCTGACCGAACTAAACCCTTAACTGGGCTGACCTGCCGGAATTTCCACCGGATAGGCCAGCACCTATGGAGATTGTATGCATTACTATCAATTCAACATCGGTGACTATACAAGTCACACGAAGCATCTGTCCCTAATTGAGGATGCTATCTATCGCAGGCTGTTGGATCTTTACTATTTACACGAACAACCGTTGGACGAATGTCCAACAGTCGTTGCGCGTTTGATCAACGCCAGGGGCCACGAAAAGAAAGTGGCCTCCATCTTGCAAGAGTTTTTTTCTCCTGCGGGGGGTGGGGGGTGGGTAAGTGAGAGAGGCCAACAGGAGATTGAGCGCTACCACCACAAGATTGAGGCAGCGTCTAGGGCTGGGAAGGTTTCTGCTCAACGGCGGTCTAACGAGCGTTCAACGGTCGTTCAACCAACCAATAACCATAAACCAATAACCAATAAACAAGTAAAACCTATAGGCGCTAACGCGCCTGGTGAAGTTGATGCAAAGGTCTGGGAGGATTTTTTAGCGATCAGGAAAGCCAAGAGGTCACCATTGACCAGCACGGCCCTGGAGGCCATCAAGCGCGAGGCCAATAAAGCGGGATGGACATTGAACCAGGCAATTACCGAATGCGTGGCTAGGGGCTGGCAAGGATTCAAAGCGGAGTGGGTAAACAAGGCCAATGGCAAGGCCGAAAAGTTTGATCCATTTGCATTTGTCAACAAAGGGAGGGAACAAAATGTCGTTATTGACATCACCCCAGGCCAGTAATTGGCTGGCTGTTCACCCGAAATTAGGCATCAGTTTGATGGATCATCTGTTCAACCGATTGGAAGGGCTGTATCCAAGCAGGTGGCGGGCAGCATTTAGCAGCGAGGGACAGATCCAGAATTGGCGCGAAGTGTGGGCAGAGGCATTCATTGAGGACGGAATTACCCCTACGGCCATCCAAACGGGCCTTGCTGCCGTTCGTAGGAAGTACCCCTGGCCTCCATCTCTCCCAGAATTTTTAGCGGCGTGTAGGCCAGAAATAGAGCCGGAGAGGGCATATCACGAAGCCATAGTTGGAATCAGGAGCAGGGAATGCGGAGAAAAAGGGGAGTGGTCGCACCCGGCGATATTCTGGGCGATGACCTATTTGCAATGGGAGTTAAAGAGCAGCAGTTACCCGCAGATCAAAAGCCGGTGGGAAATTGCGCTGGATCGGGAGATCAAAAAGAATCAATGGCCGGAGATACCGGAGCCGATGACAGCGTTGCCAGCGCCGCCAGAGAAACCAGCAGACCCGGCGGCAGCGGAGCGGGCCAGGCAGATGATCAGAGAATTTGTCCAGGCTGCCAAAGCCGGGCGGGTAGGAAGTGGGGGCAGTACCGATTGAGTTGCCTAGAGTGCTGCGTGACCCTGGTGGAATCAACCAGGCCAAATAAAAAAGCAGCCAATGGCATGTTGTGGTGCATCGAAAAGCACAGGTCTTTTACCAGGGAGCAGGTGTTGGACGAGATAAAACGGAGGCAAAAATGATCGACATTGCAATATGGGTGGTGGGAATTGCGTTGGTCTGGGTGGGCATTGGAATGTGGAGGGGAGAGTGAAACAGATATTTGTGATGAATCACCGGCAAGCCAGAGACCGGGCGATTGAGGCGGTGCGCCTGGCAGGCGATGGGGATGTAATTACGGTTCAAGAACCAAAGCGCAGTTTGGCCCAGAATGCCTTGATGTGGGCGCTGCTGACAGACCTGGCGGAACAGGTAAACTGGCA